CCCTCAACATCTTTAAGGGCTGCCGATAGCTTATCAATGCCCGCGATTATGTCAATTTTTAACTGTGATGCCATTAACTTATTTTTTTAGTAACCGAGTTAAAATTTACCTCATCTTCAAATTTAAGGTTTTGCCATTGTTTGGCAATTTCGTAAGCTTTTTCCATTTCCTCTTTAGTAGGTATATTTATTGCCTTAAAATCAACTAAAGGAATATACCAGAATTTCTCAGGGTTTTTAATTAAATCCGATTTTTTAGAGGCATTTACGTTATTTAATTGTACCCAAATTGTTCTAAATAAATTTTCATGCTTTGCTTCCCTTACCTGGTAACCATAGGAAACCGATAGGTACTCAGCAAAGGACATAAAATAAAAGGAGTTAGGCGATAGACCTAACTCCCCAAGAGCATAGTGGCAAATTTCTTTAAATACTATTTTTTTTTTCCGCCCTCAAAGCTTTTTGAGCTTGGAGTTTTAACCTCGGATATTGCCGTTATCCCAGCCGCCATGACTTCGCTAATTTCTTGCAATCTTCCAATTGGTGAGGTATCTAACCAGTCCAAAATATCGGCTAAAGTTAAATCCAATTCAATTTCTCTGTAAAGTGAATCGACATACAAAGCGGAATAAATAAATTTTCCAATTGCTTTCATTTGTTGGATTCCCCCTAATTGTAACTGCTGCATTGTCTTTTCGACATCGCCACCAAAAGGCTCGCTAAAGTGCATAAGAGCGCCCATGCCAAATTTGACAAGGTAACTTTTACCATTTACTTCAATTGTTGTTCTAGATGCTTGTTTCATGCAAGCAAGTTAACAAAATTAAGTTGATGCTGGTACTACGGTAGCCTTAAGTAAAGGACCTTTGCCAGTAAATTCAACTGAATAAGTTACCGCGGCCTCCATTTCAGCAGAAATGCTGATTGATGCAACAGACGCATTGCCATAAAATACAAGGTCTCCAGTAATGTTGGTCGTAAACTTTAGAGCTACAATGCTTCGACCGCTCAAAAGAGTGTAAAGATCGCCAACGTTATTAACGTCGTCAAATTGAGCAAGTCCGTCGGTTGAAATAGACCAATCGCGAAGACCCGCAATGTGATCCGCCCAGCCGCCGTCGTCCTTACAAGTTGCGTCCGCTAGGTCAACGTTTACAGATAGTTCAGATGAGGTGGCGCATCCAATTAATACGTTACCAAAGTAAACGTTTAAAAGGGTTCCGTTAAATTTGCCAGTTGTTGCCATATTTTTGTGGGGTTAATCCTAATTTTTTTTAAAAATAAAAGTTATTAGAAAAAATGCAATAGTATAAAAATTAAGTGTAGACCAAAAAGTTTCCGTCTTGGTCAATTATAATCTCAAATAATTCGTCAATAATAAATCGCTCGGCTGGTAAAATTGTTGGATATAGTCCGCCAACACCTCTAAAACTTGCGGAAATAGTTGCAACGTTTTCCATTGGCGCCGACTGGCTTAACGATTCAATAGTTGCCAAACCTATAAAAGTTAAACTATCGTCTTGACCAGCAGACAAATAAATGCGTTCACGATTAACGTAAGCGTTAAATAAATCGCCAAAAGAAAAGCCGTCTTGAATGTAAAGAGATTCGCTAGATAAGGACCAAGACGCAAGTCTTGAAATATGGTCTGCAAAAAAACCCGACTCATTACTTGTTTTATCAAGTTGTCCCATTTCAGCGGACAACTCGTAACTCGTTGACTTGGCAACCCTGTTAAGTCCAACCGTCACAAATAAAACCGAGCCGTTAACTTTAGCCATTTACCCAATTTTCAATCGTCATTACTTCACGATGCACAATATTTGTGTCGGTAATACTTGAAATACTACTTTGCTGCACAAGTTTTGCCGTTACAATTTTCCCAATTTGTAGCGCCAAATAATTTTCGGGATATAGGCAAACAATTTGCAAAATAGAGTCGGCAATTAGATCAGCGTCTAATCGTCCATAGGGCGCGACCTTAGCCGTTACAACGTCCAAAGTGATTGTGGTAATGTAATTATAATATATATTGTCTTTGTCGTCTTCTTGCGTTTGACTTCCAATTAGAATGTAAGGAAATTGCGCGTTGTCAGGCGCAAAAGTATCGTAACAAGGAACCATTAAACCTTTAAAATTTATGGTGTTATTTAAAGCCAGCCAATAAGCTTTGCGAATAAATGGTTTTATATTTCTCATTGTTTTTTGAAAAATGTTTCAAGTGATTTCTCAATATTTTTTGGCAACTCATTTCTTTGCTTAAAAACCTCAGGATAAAAAAACGGTCTTGCCAACAAGTTTACTTTTTTAATTCCTTTGCCTTTAAATTGCTTTGCAAATTGTGATAATTCGGACGGCACTTGGACCTCTGTTCCTGTTCCAAATTCAATATAAGGCGCGTATTCTGCCCCAACAAAAACACCTCCCTCAACGGAGGTTTTAGTTTTTTTTATTGGCTTTGTTTGAATGCTATTTTTTAACGCCCCAGTATCAACCGCGACTTTTTTAGTTGCTTCGCTTTCAATTTTTAATAAAGAATCCTCAATTTCAGCTTTAACGATTAGCAATATATCGTCCTCTAATCCTTTAAGATACTTTAGAAAATCATTTTTACTTTTTCTGTTAAATTCAAATGATAACATTTTATTCCCTTTGCGTTGCTATAATTTTAATCATTCGGTTGTATTCTTGCACGTCATTTATTTCGCTAATTACAAAAGTTTTTTGATTGTAAATAATATGCATTGATTTTGTAACTGGCGCCAATTCGTTTCTGCGGATTAAAATTTCCCATTGGTTTTTTATAACCATTTGGTCCTCGCTGTTCTGACGCGTACCGCTAAGATTTGTAACTTTTGCCCAACAAATATAGGTCACGCTCGCGGTTGTATAAAAACCGCCATATCCGTCTGCAAATAAATTTGGATTTAAAAATTGGATTCGCTCGCGCAAATCGCCCGCTTTAATTTCGTTGTTTGTCCTCACGCTCCAAACCAGTTATAAGTTTTATAAGGCATCAACAAAGCTTTTACTCCAAGGGGGAAATCAGCTACGATACTGCCAATAATAACATCCTCGCGACGTTCGTAAAGCGTGTTAACCATCATTTTAATGGCCAGCTTAATATCCTCGGGAACGGTTGTAAATCCAGCAATGTAAACCATCTTAAATTTGTAAGATTGGGCGCCGCCTATAATGTTAATCTTTGGAAATAATCCAACGTTTAATTGGTAATTTAAAGCGGTCTCCGCGTTGTTTTGATCAAGTGTTACAACCTTTGTAACATCGCCAGCCGCAATTAAAGGGCCGTAAGGGATTTGCCATTGGTATGGAAACTCAAACGATTCAATTGTAACCGTTTTTCGAATAATTGCCTTGCCCATATAGGACTCGCAATGTAGGCGCGCCACTTTTATAAGGCTAGTAATTAAAGTGTCCTCGCTCGCTCCGTCAATTCTTGCGTATTCTTTAGCCTCGGCCAATGTTACTGGCTCGGTAACTGGCGACACGTCGACAAACTGTATGGAATATCCTGTAAAACTGCTATTGGTTGGACTGTATAGTAAATCACTCATTGTATGGTTTTTTTGCTTTGTCAACGATAAAATTAAAGAATCTTTCTAGTTCTTGGTCCTGGTATTTCAAACGTTCGTCCGCAAGGTTGCGCATAATGTTTTGGTGAAAGTCGTAAAGTATTTCGTCGCTCATTAACTCTTCAATCTTTGCAGCCATTCCGTCTAAATCGTCACGATCAAAGTAAAGACCAGCGGCGCCAAGACATTCCTTTAAACCGTCCGTAGGCGTGCAAATAACTGGCAGTCGATTAATTGCCGCCTCCAAACCTACACGTCCATAGGACTCATAAAAAGAGGGCACAAGCACAATGTTTGTTTTGCCATAGATTAAATGCACATCGGGAGTTTGCGCAACATACTTTAAATTTTTTAAAGTGTCGTCAATTATTTGCTCGCCATAGCTTCCAAGCACGCCAAGAAATTTGCGTTTAGGTAATCGCTTGGCAAGTTCAATTAATATATGACCGCCCTTATTTTCGTTGCAATTAATAAGGGTAATGTATTGGCCGTGCTTTCGATTGTACTTTACATCCTCGGGAAAAATCGGAGGTTTGCAAACAATGGACGCGTTTGGGTAAGCGCCGTTTTGCAAGTTCTTTTCGTTGGCTTTATTGTTGTAAACAACGTGGATATTATGTTGCTTAAAACGTACATTCCTATAATCGGAATCGTTGTGGCTTAAAAAAATTAATTGCTTTTTAAATTGTCTTGACCAATTAATTGCAACGCCTGTATTGTCTAAATGGGTAAATATAACGCTTGCGTTTTGTAAGGCTAAAAAAAAGTCGTTTGAAAAATAACCAGTTATAAATTTGATAAAAGCAAACTTTTCGCCATCGGGATAAATTTGGCCTTCGGGTAAAATTACCTCGACGTTGCAACCTTTTTCGTGGAAATATTTGGCATAATGTTGAACGGTCCATTCGGCGCCCGAGTTATGAGTTCCCGCCCACGCGTGTACAAAAAAAACTATATTCATTTTTTTTATCTTTGATTTTGTGAAAGGTATTGATTTTTAAATAAATAAAAAAAGGCCGCCAAAAAATGGCGACCCTTTTAAAACAAAACACCTATTTTACTTATGCTGCGGAACCGTTAGCCAAAGCGGCTGCAAATGATCCGTAAACAATAGATTGAGACGTGTAAACTGCCAAAGCAATTCTCTCCTCAACGCGTACAGTTACAAAGTTTTTGGTAACGTTGTCAGCATCTTGCTCAAAGAACTCAAGCGTAATGCCCTGACGTACGAACAACTGGGAACCAAGCGCAAAGTCACCAACAAAGAAATCGCCAGCAACAACGCCATTAATTGCGTAAACTGGAACGCCCAAGATAAACATTTGTCCGCCTGACATAGTAACATAAGATGGCAAAAGGTATGCTCCAGTCGTTTCCTTAGTTGATACTAATTTGAGGTAATCCGTTGGGTTAATCATAATTGCATTTGGCGCGTATTCGTTCTTAGTAGTTTGAACAACCGCAGCAGCTAAAACGTCAAATCTGTTAATAGCAGTTCCAAAATTAACAGTTGCCCAAGCTGATCCGTCGGTTGCAAAACCGTGCAAGTTTTGACCGCTTCCGCTTCCGTACAAAAGTTGGGTATCTTCAACGTTCAACAATTTGCTTGGCGCACGGCTAGAAAGATAAGCAATAAGCCCTGGGGTATCGTCCAACATTTCTTTTGTCAATCTCATAAAAGTAGGGATTGTACGAATAGAACGATCAACCGCGGTTAGATCGAAATCGGATTGAGGCTTAGCAGAACCTTGCGCGGTTGGAGCCGCTGCGTTGTCGTATGCTGATTCGCGTACAAAACGAATAAGGTTAGAGCTAGTCTGTCCAACTGGCAACAACTGACGAACGTTTACCTTACGGTTAGGAACGAATTTCAAATCGGGAACTCTGTCCGCTGGGATTACTTCGCCTGTGTAAGCGTTTCCAACTGTCATATCAGAGCCTTTTAATTCAAGGTCTAACTTTACTTTGTTAGCGTTTCCGCTTTTGTAGTTTCCGAATGCGTCAGAGTTAAACGCTTTTTCTAGTTCGCTAGAAAAAGAATAACTTTTTTGAGCGCTTGCAAAACCCGCTTGCGTTCTTGCATCTACTTGGTCCAACTGGCTTTGTAGCGCGGTTGCCTTTTCGTTTAGCTTAGCGGTTTCGGCAGAAAGATTTTTTCTGAACTCTTCGCCAGCTTCTTTCATTGACTT